CATGCTCTGCCACTAGCAGTAGTGACTGTTTACTTAGTAGGGTTCTTGTACCTCTGGTACGCTAACGTAAAAGGAGACTAACATGAATATCCCCAAGGCTTCATCAACACTACAGGAAGTCATTGATTTTTATAGTAAATCTGCTGTATTTGGTCGTCTGGCAGGTTCTACACAGAAAGATTATGACATCCATCTTGCTGCCGTATCTGGCACAGTGGTTGAGGGTAAGGCTCTTGGGGATTATCGCCATAAGAATATCAAGGTACGTCATCTAACTCAGGCTTATGAGGAGTGGCTGTCTGTCGGGGTTCGGACAGCTAACTACCGCAAGTCTGTGCTATCTACTGCGTGGAGGCACTCAATGAGACATGACGTAATGACGCATGATCCTGTAGCTCTGGTACAAACCAGGTCTGGTCAACCACGGCGTGTACTGTGGAGCCGTGATCAAGTGCAGTCATTCCTTGCAACAGCTTATGGTGACTTCCGCTGGCGCAGCATTGGTCTGATTGTCCACATGGCATATGATTGGGGGCAGCGTGTTGGTGACATGCGCCTTCTCAAGTGGGATAAGCTAGACTTAACCCAGTGCCGCTTGGACTTGACACAGAGTAAGCGCAACGCAGAGATACATTTACCTATCTCAACAGGGTTGTGCGATATGCTGCGCCAGCAGAAGGAAGACTTTGGGTTTCAAGAATATGTAGCGCCCCGTATAAAGCCACGCGCTAATGCGTACTCGCCCTATGACAAACTAGAAATAAGCTATCTTATCAATGATGTATTAAAGGAAGCTAATCTACCTACCACTCTGACAGCTATGGACTTACGGCGTACAGCAGTGACAGAGATGATGGAGGGTGGGGTAGACTTAGCAGGTATCATGCAGGTGACGGGCCACAAGAACGTGGCATCCATCAAGCCTTACATGGTCAACACATTCAGTGGTGCATCCAAGGCACTATCAGCTAGAGGAAACGATGACGATGAACATTCGTAGTTACGTTGAAGCCCTAAACTTACACGATGGTGACACCTATCGTAGTAACTGCCCGGAGTGCAAGGGTAAGGGTACATTCACAGCCATGAACGATGGCGGCACAATGAAGTATAACTGCTACAAGCTAGGCTGTCGGGTGGGTGGCATCTATGAGACAGACATGACAGCAGCAGAGATTATTATGCGTATGAGACCACCGCCTGAGAGAGGCACAGAAGAGGCTGAGACCATGGAAATACCTGCTTACCTAGTCAACCCTACCTTTGATCATACCAAGCACAAGGATTTTGTTTTGCGCTGGGGTATCCGCGACTATCCTGGCTTGATGTACGATGTTAAACAGGAGCGTGTAGTGTTTCCTATACACTACCGTGGACGTTTGATTGATGCAGTGGGACGTGCAGTAGGTAAGCGCACCATGCCTAAGTGGTATCGCTATACTGGTGAGGCTGATTACTTCACAGTGGGCAGTGGGGATGTCGTATTAATTGTAGAAGATGTCGTTTCTGCAGTAGTTGCAAGCCAGCTGCTACCTAACATCACAGCCTTGGCTATCCTTGGTACATCACTATCCACTAAGCATATGGATAAGGTGGGTGAGTATCGAAAGGTAGTCATAGCACTTGATCCTGATGCCATGGATAAAACTTTACAGTTCAGAAGAGAGATTGAGCTATGGACAGGCGTTGATACAGTTGCTATGAAGTTGTATGATGATATAAAATATAAAGTGCCTGATGATATTAAACAACTAAAGGAGGTGTGCAAATGAAACTAATATTTTTACTTATATGGTTTGATGCTGTACCAGAACAGGGTGTTAGGTATCACCACTTAGGTACATTCGACAATGAAACAATGTGTATGACAGAACTCCGTATTGCTTCTGTATTAGTCAATAATAAACAAGAGACATTAGAATGTATTGGAGTAAGGATCAATGATTAAAGCAACTTACATTGACCATATGGGTACAGACTTGACGGTAGCTAACGCTGCCCGTGTATCGTTTGGTAAGACAAGTGAGATGGAAGACGATCCGTGGGGGCCACCAGTACTCAAAGCTAAAGACGATAAGCTGATCCGCTACCTTGCCAAGCATCGTCATATCTCTCCATTCGGACATTGCTTTGCCAGCTTTCACATCAAAGCACCTGTGTTCGTAGCACGGCAGCTAGTCAAGCATAAGTTCTTGAGATGGAACGAAATATCTAGGCGTTACGTCAAGGATAAACCAGAGTTCTACCAACCTAAGCTAAGAGCTGCTGCTAAAGATAAGAAGCAGGGCAGTGGTGATCCTCTGATACTTAGCATACAGCAGGATGAAGTGATTAAACAGGTTCACATCCAAGCGGATAAGCAGTACAGATACCTACTAGAGACAGGTGTTTGCGAAGAGCAAGCCCGTGTGGTACTGCCACAGTCAGCCATGACTGAGTGGTACTGGTCTGGTAGCCTTGATGCCTTCTCTGACATGTGTAACCTAAGGTGCAAGTCTGACACACAGGCAGAAACACGGCAGGTAGCACAACAGATTGATCGTAAGATGATTGAACTATTCCCTGTGTCATGGGATGCACTTACGGAGAATGAGGAAGAATGATAAAGAGTGAATGGAATCGTCTAATAAAAGAACGTGAAGACTTTAAGGAGAATGTATTGGCAGAACATACATCAGACATCGTGAATGAGCCTACACACTATGCACGGTGGGCTATTGAACCTATCACATACATCATGCGTAATGGCTTTGAGTTCTGGCGTGGCAACATTGTTAAGTATGCCAGCCGTGCAGGCTACAAGATGTATGAGGGTAAGACGCAGGTACAAAGCGAGATCATTGACTTAGAGAAAGTTCAACGCTATTGTCAGATGCGTATCAATCAACTTAATGGAGAGGAGAAGCTATGATACCTATAGGTCAACTAAGATTGTTACTCACTAAGGCTGGTCTAGAGTTTGTCATCACTCGTGTTGATGGTAACGTGGCACACGTAAACATTCTTGTAGGAGATCAACCAGATGTACACAGTTGAGTTTGAATCAGATGCTTCTGTAATCACAACACTTGATCAGCATGATGAACATGAAGACGTTGAGGTTATACTAGGTGATGATGGTGTTGTATTTATGAGACAGTATGAACCAGAAATGGACGCTTATCAAATGTTAATCATGAGCAGCCAACAATTATTAGATATTATAGCTGCATACAATAGCAAAGAAGGGGCGTATTACTTGGAGTTAAGACATGAGCGATGAAGGTTTGTACTTTTTGATTGGATCTTTATCCATTTATGTGTTAGCCGTACCACTACTATATCACATGGTAGAGCCAGAAGATCCTGAGGAGAATAATTCTGGCCCTATTAGATTTGCACTCATGTGGCCTCTAGTGGCCCTTGAGGTTATATACCGTATAATTGTAGGAGAGAATAACAATGATGGAACTGGCTCTTATTAAAACGTTACTTGACCGTGACTTTTATAATCAACACAAGGGCATTCGTTGCCCCGACAAGATCTTTAGTAAGGATGTACGCAAGATTAAGCAAGCACTAGACAGCGCCATGGAAACATACGATGGCAGCATGAATGTGCAGGACTTGCAGGCTGTGTTCAACCGTATGAATCAGAGCATGACCACCGCCACACGTACAGCATATGATGCACTCTTTCGCCGCATAGATATTGCGGAGCCTATCAAGGAAGAGATAGCACAGGACACACTGTCACATTTATTTCAGCAGCACGTTGGGGATGTTGTGGCTAACCTGGGTTTTGACTACGTGAATGGCACAGAGAATAGCCTTGAGCCACTGCGTCAGCTACTTGAGGAATACAAGAATGACTTTACGCCTAACCTGCGTGTTGACTGGGAAGATGATGACCTTGATACAATCCTAGATGCTACCGCCCTTGAGTCACGTTGGTCATTCAACATACCTACCCTAGCCCGTAAGGTAGAGGGTGTCAGTGGTGGTCACCTTGTTGTGGTAGGCGCACGTCCCAACACAGGTAAGACATCCTTCCACGCCTCTCTTATCGCAGCTGATGGTGGCTTCGCTCATCAAGGCGCACGTTGTATTATCCTCTGCAATGAGGAAGCATACACACGGGTAGCGTCACGTTACGTCAGTGCCTCTGCTAATATGACAATGAAGGAAGTAAGAGAGAACCAAGCCCTAGCACGTATGCGCTATGAGCCTGTGCGTAAGAACATCATGTTCAAGGAAAGCACAGGTAAGGGTATGGCATGGGTTGAGTCTGTTGTTAAACAGGAGAAGCCTGATGTTGTTGTTTTAGACATGGGTGACAAGTTCTCTGACATGAAGAGTGAGCGCAGTGACATTACCCTCAAGGCTGCAGCTATCCATGCCCGTAACATTGCTAAACAGTATGACTGTTGTGTGATATGGATGTCACAGTTAAGCGCAGAGGCAGAGGGTAGGACAGATCCTAACCAGTCTATGATGGAAGGCAGCAAGACAGGCAAGGCTGCAGAAGCAGACCTTATGGTACTTATTGGTAAGGCTGCTCAAGTTGAGGGGCAGGATGAAGATCCAGTGCGCTATCTTAACCTTGCAAAGAACAAACTAAACGGGTATCAGGGAAAGATTACTTGTGTGCTAGATGGATCACGTTCTATCTACACGGCTTAGGAGATAGACATGAGACTAGTATTAGACGTTGAGAACAGTGTGACTTGGAGGGATGGCAAGATCTTTAACGATCCCTTTGAGCCTACCAACACGCTGACTCAGGTTGGCATGGTCAATGCTGACAATCACGAAGAGTTACATACTGTAACATTAGATCACAATGAAGCTAAGGATACATCAGGTGCAGGCCGTGCATTGATACAGAGTGTTCTTGACATGACAACCTTGCTCATCATGCACAACGCTAGGCATGACTTAATGTGGCTGTGGGAAAGTGGCTTCACCTATGATGGCCCTATCTATGACACCATGCTTGCAGAGTATTTACTTCTACGTGGGCAGAAGGATGCTATCTCTCTTAGCGCCTGTGCCATACGCCGTGACCTTGCTGAGCAAAAGGAAGACTACCTGTCTACATGTATCAAGAAAGGTATCAACACAAATGAAACTGATCTCAGTAAGCTTAGCCTTTATCTTAGGGCTGACCTGCTCACAACTAGTGAGTTGTTCCACTCTATCGAAGCAGACTACGCTACCCCAGAAAGTAAGTCCCTTCACACAGTCAGAGATGTTACCTTCGATACCTGCAAGACCCTCACCAGAATGTACATGTCAGGAATCAGGGTGGATCTTGAAGAACTAGAAAAAGTTAGAAAGCAGTTTGAGGATGAACGATCAGAGCTAGAGACACGACTTCAGAGTAAGGTGCGTGAGCTTATGGGTGACACGCCTATCAATATCAACTCACCAGAGCAGATGTCTCAGGTTGTGTTTAGTGTTCGTATGAATAACAAGAAGGAATGGGCTGGACTGTTTGAGTTCACCAACACACCCGCTGAATTTCGCTCAGCAGTAAACTCCAACAGCCATCCTATCTATCGTACCAAGGCATTCACCTGCCCTACCTGTGAGGGTTTAGGCAAGACATACAAGACCAAGAAGGATGGCACTAAGTTTGCTAAGCCCAACAAGTGCAAGGACTGTGACACTCGTGGGTTCCAGCTTACTCAGACACAACAGATTGCTGGGTTGCGGTTCTCTGCACCTAGTAAGAAGTGGGTCAGTGCTAATGGGTTCAGTACAAGTAAGGATAAGCTGACACTCCTGATTGGTACAGCCAAGACACACAACAAGGATGAGGCTGTTTCATTCCTGCAAGACTACCTACGCTTCTCTGCTATCAGCAGCTATCTGTCTACGTTTGTGGATGGCATAGGTATTTACTCAAAGGATGATGGTTTCTTACACGCCACGCTCACTCAGAGTGTGACAGCTACTGGACGTTTCAGTGGTAAGGAACCTAACATGCAGAACATGCCACGTGGGGGTACATTCCCTGTTAAGCGTGTGTTCGTGTCTCGCTGGGATGGCGGTTACATATGTGAATCTGACTTTGCCCAGCTTGAGTTTAGGGCGGCAGCATTCTTGTCACAGGATGAGACTGCTATTGAGGAGATTAACACAGGCTTTGATGTACACAGTTACACAGCCAAGGTTATCTCTGATGCAGGCCAGCCTACAACGCGCCAGCAAGCCAAGGAACATACCTTCGCTCCTCTCTTCGGGGCTACAGGATATGGTAGAAGTAAGGCAGAGGAGGCCTACTACATTCAATTCATTGATAAGTATAAGGGAATTGCAGCATGGCATAAGAATTTAGGTGAGGAGGCAATGCGCTTCAATAAGATTACTAACGTATCAGGCAGGCAGTATGCTTTCCCTGACATATCTCGTAGGTCAAACGGGAGTGTAACACACTTCACTATGATCAAGAACTATCCAGTGCAGGGCTTTGCAACAGGTGATGTTGTACCTGTTGTGCTTAATGAGATGTACAGGCGTCTTGAGCCTATGCAATCCTGTCTGGTAAATACTGTACATGACTCAACAGTTATTGATATACACCCTGATGAAGTAGATCAGGTATTAGGTATGGTAAATGATATGAATGAGGGCTTGACTGATCTAGTTGAGTCAGTGTATGGAGTAAGAATGAATGTACCACTATTATTAGAAGCTAAAATCGGGCCAAACTGGCTTGACACAGTGGATGTATGAGGTATAACTAGGTACTCTTTGACTCTATTAAAAGGATATAGAAATGAGCAATGAACTACAAATCGCAGCAGATCGTGGACAGTCTATGGCTGAGCTTATGGGTGTGTCTTCCGCACCAGCACAGCAGGCTACACCATCTATCGCACGTGTCGGTATGATCCACCAGCCTATCATGGGTGAGGTTGAGTTTAACGGTAAGACAATCAAGACAGAGGTTGTACCAATCGGTGCTTTCACTTTAGTCCAGGGTGAGGATAAGGTATACAGCAACGGTATTACCCTACGTATATTTGCTCAACGTAATCAGTGGCAGCGCTGGAACAGTGAGACAGAGGAGATGGAGAAGTCTATCATGTCTAACTCACTCAACGGTGACATGAAGGATAGCGTTGGTGGGTTTAACCTTGGGCGTCCTACTGGATACATCGAAGACTTCCAGTCACTACCTGAGGCTACCAAACAGATCATGCGTACAGTCAAGCGTGTCAAGGTATTCTTTGCCACAGTCACACTAGACAACCCTATCAATGACAAGGGTGAGCCTGTGACAGGTAACTTTACTGATGTGCCTGTGGTCATGGATGTTAAGAACCGTGACTCACTCAAGAGCATTGATGCTGTACTGAATGGCTTGAACCGTAAGAATCTCTTACCTATCATGTCTACCATTAAAATGATGGGTGTAGAGGATAGTATTCCTACAGGTGCTAAGTTTGGTAGGATTGAAGCCAAGCTAGGTAGTAGCGTTGATCTGTCTGACAGTGACAATGATACACTAAAAGACTTCATTGATCTTGTTGAGTACATGAATGGCAAGGTTCTGGATCTACACAATGAGCGTAGCAATAAGGGTATGTCTGCCTAT